CCAGGACAGACCTTACTAGTCAAATACCTGACTTCGTAAACCTAGCACAAAATAGAATGAGTCGTGACTTACGAGTAAGACAAATGCTAAAGGTAGCAACAACAGATACTACAGGTGGTGATAGCACAATAGCTTTACCTTCTGACTTTTTAGAACTTAAAGAAATACATATTACAGGTAACCCACCTAAAAATTTAGAGTTTCAATCACCTGACTTATTCTTTCGTAATGGTCAAATAGCAAACTCTGGCTTACCTACTAAATTTACAATACTAGCAACAGAATTTCAATTCTCACCTGCACCGGATGGAACATATACAGTACAAATGCTTTATTACGCTAAACCAACATTTATTTCTAGCTCTACATCTAGCAATTTATTTCTAGCTTATTTCCAAGATGCTTTACTGTATGCAACATTAGGTGAAGCTGAACCTTATCTACTTAATGATGCAAGAACACAAACGTGGTCTGCCTTGTATGACAGAGCAATTAGCAACATTATTAGTAGTGATCTTGGTGGAACATACCCTAGTACTTCATTAAACGTAACAACACAATAAGGAAATTATCATGTCAGAATTAAGTAACCACCTTGAGAATGCGTTAATTAACGCAACTCTACGCAATACAAGCTACACATCACCCGCAGCAGTATATGCAGCACTCTTTACAACAGACCCAACAGATGCAGGTACAGGTACAGAAGTATCTGGCGGTGCTTACGCTAGAACATCTATTACCTTTGGCTCACCATCTAACGGAGTCACTACTAATAGTGCAGATGTAACCTTCCCAACTTGCACAGCAGCATGGGGAACAGTTACGCACATGGGTATATTTGACGCATCTACATCAGGAAACCTTTTATACCATACTCCACTAGACGCAAGTAAAACAGTAGATTCTGGTGATATATTTAAGATTAGCTCTGGTAATTTAAGTGTTACTTTGAGTTAGTATGATATAATAACGGAAACTTTAATATGAGGAGTCCGTTATGTATCAAGGTAAAAGGCATCACAATTGTAAATTATCTTATGAAAATGAATTAAAGGTTATAGATAAATATAAAGAAGGTTTAAGTTTAGAAGCTGTAGGTAAATTGTTTAATGTTAATTTTGTAACCATTAGGAATATTCTTAAAGGTAATAAAATAGAACGCAGAAGACAAGGCAATAAAAATAAAATATTTGACGAAGAATTTACTAAAACAGTTATTGATTTATATAATGGTGGGTTAAGTCAAGACAAAATAGCATTACAACTTCATACATCACAAAAAGCAATATCAAGACTATTGCAATTTAATGGGATTGAATGTGGCATGAGAAGGGGTATAAGACATCATGCTTGGCAAGGTGGTAAACACGTTCAAAGAGGATATGTTTTTGTGTCTATAACAAAAGACAATTTATATTCATCTATGGCAATATCTAATGGTTATGTAATGGAACATAGATTAGTAATGGCACAGAGTTTAAAAAGACCTCTAACAAAAAATGAAACAGTTCATCATATTAATGGTGATACTCAAGATAATACAATAGAAAATTTACAATTAAGACATGGGAAACATGGTAAGCATCAAGTATTTGTATGTTGCGAATGTGGTTCTCATAATGTTACATCAACAATTTTATAGGAATAATCATGGCTTTAGTCGTTAAAGACAGAGTAAGAGAAACAAGCACGACCACAGGCACAGGCACGCTTACTTTAGCAGGTGCAGTATCTGGCTTCCAAACATTCTCTAGTGCAATAGGAAATACTAATACTACCTATTACACTATTATCAATGGTACAGAATGGGAAACAGGATTAGGCACAGTAGCCGCAGGTACGTTAGCTAGGACAACTGTATTAGAGTCATCTAACGCAGGTGCTGCTGTAAGTTTTACTGCTGGCACTAAAGATGTCTTTGGTACTTATCCAGCTAGTAAGGCATTATATAAAGATGCTAGTGGTAACGCTATAGGTCTTGGTACAGTTGCAGCCACAACTACACTTACAAGTGCTACAGGACTACCTTTATCTACAGGTGTCACAGGCACACTTCCTATTGCCAATGGTGGCACAGGCACAACAACTTTAGCATCCGCTACTATTGCTACACAAGGATACACAACTACTGCTACAGCCGCAGGTACAACTACACTTACTGTATCTAGTACTCAACTACAATTCTTTACAGGCACTACTACACAAACAGTAGTATTGCCAGTAGCAAGTACCCTCACATCTGGACAACGCTTTGAAATAAACAATAACTCTACAGGGTCTGTTACAGTTAATTCTTCTGGAGCTAATTTAGTTTCAACTGTATCAGCTAATACAACAGTAGTCTGTACTTGTATTTTAACTTCTGGAACAACTGCTGCTTCATGGGATGTTGATGTGCAAGGTTTCACTACTTCACTTCCAGCAGCTTTAGGTGGTACTGGCTTAACAGCTGTAGGCTCTAGCGGTAACTTACTTACCTCTAACGGAACAACATGGACAAGCTCAACCCCTGCTACTCCTAATACTGCTGGTGGTGCTACAACAGTATCACAAGGTACATCACTCACACTCACAAGTGCATCTAACAGAGTGCAAGTTGTAACTTTTACAGCAGATAGCCTTTCAGTAATACTCCCAGATGCCACTACACTTTCTGCTGGTGGACCTACATTTATTATTACTAATAATGGTACTTATACTTTTAGTATCAAACTAAATGGAGGTGTTGTGCTTACACTATTAGCTTCTGGGCAAAGTGTAATGTGTGAACTTTATGATAATACAACAGCGTCTGGTTTATGGTTAACAAGTGCTACTGGTATAGCTTCTGTAGGGTCTGTAGGAATTTTTGGGGCATCAACTATTGATAGCACAAACGCTGCTCTCCTTTACACAGGTAATGGAAATGGAACGGCTGGACATTTTGTTGATTGTTTAAAACTTACATCTACAACAGCTTTACTTGTTTGGACAAGAAATGGTAACACAAGTGTATATGGTGTTGTAGCAACTAACACAGCAGGTACGCTTTCTTTTGGTACTATTGTTCAAATATATAATGGTTCAGCAGGAGGAACTGCTGCTGCTGTTACTGCGGCAGCAATGCTACTATCAGGACTTACAACAGGCATGGTATTTATTGGTAGGTCTGCTACTGCCGTTGCTGTTCCATTTAGTATATCAGGAACAACTATTACAGTAGGTACTGTTTCAGCTAATTTTGGTGATGCAGCAACATACAATAATGTATTTCATAGTGCTGTTGCTATGTCAGCTACAGAAATGATGATTGTATATAATGATTCAACATATACTGAAATTCGTGTAGCTACCATGACTTATAATGGAGCATCAGCTCCTACTCTTGGTACTCCTACTGCTGGTATTGCTGTGAAAGGTTATGGAAATGTAGCCCCAAATGGAGTGTTATTAACATTAACATCTACTACTGCACAATTGTGGTATACCACTACCACTAATACTTGGACAACAAGAGTTGTAACTTCAAATGGAGCTTCTGCTCCTACACTTGGTACTGCAATTACCGCAACAGTATCAGCATCACAGGGGATGTATGGTAATCCACCAATGGGACAACCTTATGCTTATTCTGCTACAGAAACAAGTATTGTTTGTACGCCTAATGTTGATTCATTTCCTACTGTAGCTTCTTATACTATATCAGGAACAACTGTAACCCAAACATCTGCTCCTGTAGCAATGGTAAATACAGCTACTATTGGTCTGTGTTCTAGAATAGAATGGGTAACAAGCACAACAGGCATATTTTATCAAACTAGTGTTTATGGAGATTGGAGCAGATACGGTTCTCTTTCTAAAATATATAAAATACAATATACCCCATCTGGTGGAACAATTTTATATTCAGGTGTAGGAACTCTTCCAGACTCAACTGTCTATACTTATTTAGCAGGTATGTGTTTGCTCTCTTCTACAACAGGTATAGTGGCAGGATATAAAACTGGAACAGGTTATATATCAGCTAGTGCGTTTATAGTTAATTAAGGACTAATATGAAATATACAATAACAAATAAAGATGGTGGAATCATAGGACTATTCTCTAAAGTAGAGAAGGTAGATAATGGTTATATGTGTAACGATAACGAAATGTATCCAACTGTAGTTACAGGTGAAGTAGTCGTATCAGAAGTTGCAGATGACTATGCCCTACCACAACCTGAACCAGAAGTGATTGTTAAAACTGATAGAGAAAAAACAATAGAAGATATACAAAAACAATTAGACGCACTTAAAGATACACCATAATGTTTAGCCAAGCTCCCTTTTGCTCTACCTCTTTTAGCTCAATAGCAACTGCTGTTCATAGTGCAATAGCAGATATTACTGCTACAGCAACACTTACTTGTGATATGTTTTCAGCTATTACTGCAAGTGCAGCTATTACTGCGTCTGCAATAGTATCAGCAATAGGTGGGTTTACAAGTGTAGGTGAGGCTAATATAACGGCAAGTGCATTAGTCGTAGGTATAGCTTTTGCTACCTATAGTGCAAAAGCAACTGCAACATCTGCAGCTACAGTTTCAGCAAAAGGATACAGGCTAGGTGAAGAATGGACTACATCTACAGCAGGCTCAAATACATGGACACAAATAGGATAAAAAATGGCAAAGACAAAAATATCAGAATATTCAGCTACTGCGGCTTCTAATACAGACATAGACAGTATAGACATAGCAGAAAGTTGTTCACCTAGTGGCATAAACAATGCTATTCGTTCACTCATGAAACACCTTAAAGATTGGCAAGGTGGAACAAGTGGCGATACTTTACCTATAGCTTCAGGCGGTACTGCTGCAACTACTGCGGCTGCTGCTAGAACATCTTTAAGTGCTGCTGCTAGTGGTGCTAACTCTGATATAACTTCTCTCACAGGTCTTACAACTGCTTTAAGTATTGCTCAAGGTGGTACTGCTGCTACAACTGCTGGTGGTGTTAGAACAGCACTTGGTCTAGTGATAGGTACAGATGTTCAAGCCTATGATGCTAATATTGCAAAGACTAATGCTACACAATCATTTACTGCACAACAAACCTTTACAGGTTCTACAAGTATCTTATCTTCTAAATTCTTAAACGCTATAGACTTTGTAACTGTAAGTGCAACAGCAGCTACTGGCACAAAACAATATGACGTAACCACACAGTCAGTCTTATATTATACAAGTAATGCTTCAGGTAATTGGATAGTAAACTTTAGAGCATCTAGTGGCACATCTTTAAATACTGCTATGGCAACAGGTGATGCACTTACAGTTGTGTTCTTGGTTACACAAGGCTCAACCGCTTATTACAACAGTTCTATTACTATAGATGGTAATGCTGTTACACCTAAATATACAGGTGGTACAGCATTTACAGCAGGTAACGCTAATAGTATAGATGCTTATTCCTATACCATTATTAAAACAGCTTCTGCCACATTTACAGTATTAGTATCACAAACTAAATTTGCATAAGGAACTTTAATGCCTAATTTAATTAGCAAAGGTCGTGGTGCTGGTGGGTATGGTTTCTTAACATCTAAAAACCCTATATCTTATAGTTATGTATCAGAGGCAAGTTACGCTACCGCTGCTGTACCAACATACGCATTTACAAGTGTAAGTCTTGGTGATGCAAGTAATGGCAGAACTACTATTGTAGTAACTCTATGCACAGGCAGTATCTCTGCTTGTACTATTGGTGGAGTATCAGCAACCCAAGCAGTTACAGCAACATCATTTTCAGGACCAGTAGCTCAAGTATGGATAGCAAATACTGCAAGTCTTAATGACAGCGTAAGTGTTACTTTAGATGGTAACTTAACTAACCCTGCTATTAAAGTTTACAGGGTACTTAACTTAAAAAGCTATACACCTACATCTACCTATACAGACATAGCAACAGCTTATTCTGTTTCTATTGGTTTAGGCACAGATAGTCTTGCCATAGGTGGGTTTATATCATCTGGAAGTGCAACACAGACATTAGCAGGTATGACTACTGACCATAGTGGAAGTGTTAATAGTGCAGTATTTTATGCAGCAGGTTCTTATTATACATCTACCGCAGAAGGAGGTCGTTCAGTTACATGGACAACAGATGCTGGCACAGGTGTTTTAGCCATAGCAGTATTTAAGTAAGGTTAATATGCCAATTCAAAGAATACCTTTTACAGAATGGAAACCTGACCAACCTGCTATTGCAGAGTCATTATTAGACGCTAATAATGTAGTACCTTCTACATCAGGATATATACCTTTTCCATCAGCAGTTAATTTTTCTAACGCTGCATCAGAAAACATTAATAATATCGTAGCAGGTAAGTTTAATTCAGTGACACAACTTTTTGCAGGTGGAGCTACTAAACTATTTAAGTTTAATGGTACAACACTAGACCTTGAAGATAAAAGTAAAGTAGGTGGTTATTCAGGCTCTACAAGATGGAGCTTTACACAATTTGGTGGTGTCATATTAGCTTCTAATTATGCAGAAAAAATACAAGCATGGACAATAAACACTTCTACTGCTTTTGCAGATGTAAACGCTTCTGCTCCTATATGTAAGTATATCACAGTCGTTAGGGACTTCGTAGTTGCAGCTAACATTAGTGGCACACCTAACAAGATAATTTGGAGTGGATTATCGGATGAAACGAATTGGACTAGTGGAGCATCATCACAAAGTGATTATCAGATTATTCCTGATGGTGGTGACATAACAGGCATTACAGGTGGCGAATACGGACTTGTCTTATTAGAAAAAGCCATATATAGAATGTCATATATTGGTAGCCCATTTTTCTTCCAATTTGATGCAATTAGTAGAAATTTAGGATGTATAGATGGTGGCTCTGTAGCTCAATACGCAGGCATTACTTACTTCTTATCTGATGATGGTTTCTATGCTTGTGATGGTAAAAGTATCACACCTATAGGTGCAGAGAAGGTAGACAAATACTTTTATGCTAATTTAAACATTAGCAATATTTCAACCATGAGTTCTACTATTGACCCTGTGCGTAAAATAGTAATATGGAATTATCCAACCACATCAGGTGGTCGTGAACTGCTTGTTTATAATTGGCAAATACAAAGATGGTCAAGATGTGCAACAACATCTACTTATTTAGGTACTGCTGCATCAGCAGGCTTTACACTAGAAAATATTGGTACACTATATGCAAGTTTAGAATTAGTACCAGCTTCACTTGATTCTCGTATCTGGACAGGTGGTAAGTATATTCTTGGTGGCATGAAGGATACAAAAATAATTACCTTTAATGGTGATAATACTACAGCTAATCTTATTACTTCTGACGTAGAGCAAGGTTATAACTCTGTTGTAACATTAGCCAGACCCATTACAGATAATGGTGCAGGCACAGTTGCTATTGCCTCTCGTAGAGAGTTAGACGATACCATTGCATTTACTACAGCAGCCTCTAGTGGCGAAGGTACACGAGTGCCATTAAGAAGTGCTGGTCGTTACCATAGATTATCCGTTACTCCTACAGGAAATTGGACTACTGCTATAGGAGTAGATATTAATATAGAACCACAAGGCAATAGATAATGGCAAATATAGGTGCATATCGTAAATTAAACCCTAGTGGTGCAGAACCTAGAGAAATAAGCACAGTTGTAAATGGCTTAATAGAAGGCAAGTCTAATAATACAGGCGACTTTGTAACTACAGCACACACCACTAGCTCAACACTTTATGATGAACGTATAGGGTTTCAATCAGTCATCTTATTTATGCCTATCAATCATGACTCTGCTGCTGAATTAATAGACATTTATTTTGATACCTTTGCTAAAGGTTCTTGCGTAGTTCACTATGGCAACCATGCCGCAGTTAGGACATATCGTTATATAATAGTAGGATAAAAGGATAAAAAATGGGCATCAGAGGCATAACACCAGAACAAACAACACCAACAGAAGGTATTAGACTTAATTTTAATGCACCTTCAGCTATGGCTCAAAGAACATATAATTCACCTTCTCAATGGGGTCAAATTACTAATAGTCAATTACCTATGCTACCTATGTTAAACCAATATCCCACTATGCAAAAGCCTACATTAAATACACAGTCATCAGGTGTAAATAGGTTTCTTGGATTATTAAATAATACGCAACCTTAATTGATACTTAACTACATACCTAAAGACCAACTACGAACCCATTGGGAGTATGTTAAGCATGGTCTTGAAATAGTAAGAAGCAAAGGACATCCTGAATGGATAGTGGAAGATGTCTATTGTGATTGTTACGAAAATAGGTCTATGCTTTTTATAGGCGTAATAGATCAACAACCGGTAGGGTTAGTTATATTACAACCTATAGCGGATGCACTTCATATCTGGGCTACATGGTCTACACTCAATGACGCAACATTATTTTATCAAGCATGGCAAGAAATACAACAAATAGCAAAACAAGGTGGTAAGTCTAGGGTTACATTTTCATCTCAACGTAAGGGATGGGAACGTAAAGCTAGATCATTAGGTTTTAAACCTCAAACATGGGAATTTACACTTTAAGGAAAGCAATATGATAAGTTTACACAATTGGCTAAATAATTTAGTAGAGTCATTTACATTTTATGGTGGTGGTTCAGGCGGTGGCGGTGGAGGCACGACTACATCTAAAACATCTAGCGAACTAGACCCTACTGTTAGACCGTTTGTAGAATATGGACTTGGCGAAGCTAAAAGTTTATATCAACAACCAGGACCTAACTACTTTGCTGGTCAAACTTATGTCAGTCCTTCACAACAAACAACAACTGCATTACAAGCAGCTCAAAATAGAGCTATGGCAGGTAGTCCATTATCCACAGCAGGACAACAACAACAATTAGGTACTATTAGTGGTAATTATTTATCTGCTGGTAATCCATATTTAACACAAGCTCTTGCTGGTCCTACTCAACAAGCTACACAAGCATACAATGATGCTATTGCTAAAGCACAAGGTACTGCATCTATGGCAGGTCGTTATGGTTCAGGTGTATCTGCTGATATTCAAAACAGAGCAGCACAAACTTTAGGCACAACACTCGCTAACAAATATGGAGAATTGGCTTACAGTAATTATGCCGGTGAACGTGCTTTACAAAACCAAGCTGCTG